GTTTTGAAACTGATATCGCATATGCCAGAACCGTAGTCCAAAGTGAATTCATTATCACCTGGCATTAAATCCAGGTAAGCATGATTCGTATTGGCATATACTGACTTGTCGTCAACTGTAGCTTTAACGCCATATAACAGGATTGGATGTCCTCGGGTAAACGGGCCTTTAATCGTCCACTTCTGATTGGTTGTCACATTAGTTAATGTAATATTAGCCGCATTCGTATCAATGGTAATCAATACTGGATGCTCTTCTGCCCGCAGTGGGATTGTGCTGCCATTCCAAACCGTAAATTTTTCCTGATTGGAAAACTGAAATTTAGGGTAATCAGTTGTACTGACACCGTACCCAAAGGCATCTAAAAAACCGTCATCCAACGTGGATAAGACGGTTTCTGCTGCGCTGTCGGCACAGGTTAGATTGATTGTAATTGGTTGGCTAAACCAAAAGTTAGACAGTCGTTGAAAATCATATGCTTCCGGAACAACTTTCCAGCGTAGCCAAGGTATTCGTGAGTTGATTACATAAAAAGGCTCATAGCCGGCGAATACTTTCAGCATTAATTGACGCAATAATTCATAGTCGTAAACGTCATGCGCCCGTGCCTGTACGACCAACGGAATCGTTGATTGTTGCACCTGTACATCGGTGGCCACCGCGCTATATTGGCTCATTTGAGTCCAGGTATACTGATAGTTGGGGCCAGGTGGGTCAAATGAAATCACACGCAATCCGATTTCGTCAAGATCATAAGTTGTACCATCAAGCCGCTGGATAATAATCGATGCCATTAATGTAACCCTTCTTTCTTAGCCGCAATTGTAATATCGCGTTGCTGCATGAGCTTGGCCTTTGGATAAACGACACTGGCCAGCGTTTGACCATCAGCCACAAAGTTGATAGTGGTGCTGCCAGATGTTCCAGAACCGCTATTACTAACGGCCGCCTTAGCAGCCTGAACTGGCTGTGACCAGCTCATCCCTGTATGCAGTGTTTGAGCATGTTGCTTAACAGCTCCCATCACTTTGGCAGCCTTCGCCATGATACCGTTTGGTGCTTTCTTAGCGCGTTCAGTGATCACTTCCGCAATTAACCGATCGGCTGATGGACGTGCCGGATTAATGGCTACTTCTGGTTCACCTGGTACCTCGTTAAAGATGTTCAATGCACCTGGTTCACCCCAGCCACCATTGGCGTAATTGTGATGCTTTTTCCAATAGCTAACCGCATTCGAAACGCCACCATAACGTTCTTTGACGTAGCTTTGCATCCACTTCAGCTGGGTAATCGGATTATCATGCCAGTCACTCCCAGCACTTGCCATTTTGCTACCTGGCAAAGATTGAGGAATCCCGAAAGCTGGTGATGATGGGTTCTGAGCGTGTACGTTCCAACCCGATTCACGTGTAATGATGTAGTTGTAAAGATCATATTGGCTTTCCGGAATACCGGCTTGCTTCAACCAATTTTTATGTGATCCTGTTGGTGCTGCACTACCACTGACACTTTCATCGACTTCGGTCAAAGGTTCCAAATGCTTCTTAATCCAAGCAAACATATTGGCACCTAATTCTTGCTTCACAAAGGCCTCTAACGTCTTATCTGACTTCTGTTGCTTAGTTTTAGTGGTATCGTCTTTAATACCTTGAACACGTCCATAAAGCGGTGTGCCAGGAAATGATGACACGTAGCTCATCCCGATATTGGGATTACTGTCTGGTGACATTGCTGACCAGTATTTTCCATGGCCGGCATAAACACCAATATGCTCGCTGTTACCAATTAAGTCCCCTTGCTTCAAATCACCTTTACTAATGCGACTAGCTCTAGCAATTTGAGCGCCGGAAACACGTGGGTATAAGATATTGAATGCCTTTTTAAGGCTGTACATAACCAATCCGGAACAATCAAATGAGTCTGGCCCTGTGGCACCCCAAACATATGGTTTGCCTTTCCCGTAACGCTCTACGGCTTCAAGTAAGCCGCTAGCGCCATCGCCGGCACCGATTGCATCATTGATTACAGACCAGACCGCTGACCACCATTTGTGGCCCTGGTCTTTAGTCTGCTTATCAAATACGTTCTCAAAACCGTTTTGTACATCGCCTTTAATGCTTGGCTTATTACCAAATAATGAGTCAAACGACTTATTAATATTGCCGGTTAACTTTTGTGCAAGGTCAATCAAATCTTGATAGCTGCCTGTGATGCCTTTAAACAAACTAGAATCCAAAATGCCAGTTCCGGAAGCAAAGTAATGCATCTGCTTCATCATGCGGTTCTCACTGGCGTTTAAGACACCATCACCTGGTTGCAATACTGTGGTGACGTTTCTACCAACCGGCTCATACGTGGAACCATCAGCGCGTACCACACGTTCGACATTACCCGTTTGTGGGCTATCATTACCATCATTCAGCATTGCTATCGTTGATCGATTAAGCCGGCCGGCGCTCAATAACCCAGTCCCAGCTGCGAACTTAATTGTCTTGATTGTGCTCGTTGATCCACCGAATTTACCTAAGACGTAATCAATGCCGTTAATCCCCTTGTTCAAGTAGCCAATCACTTTAGACAACGGCTTGTAGGCCAGATCAGGAAGTTTATTAAATGCCTTGCTGAATTCGTCCGTCACGCTGCTTAACCAGCTGCGTTCTGATTTAAGATAAGCCGCTTCAAAGCTATCCTGAATATCACGCATGGTACTGCTATGGGTCTTAGACGCCTTATCCATCCGACTATTTGCACGATCTAAATCGTTATAGGCATCAGACCACAAGTCCTTCCAATCGTGCTCAAATGACGTTTTAAAGGACTTTAAATCATTCTTGATTGTCTTGATCATTGAACTAAAGGTACCGACAAAACCGGTGTTCTTTTTACCCATTGCATCATTGGCATCATCCATCTGATCCTGTAGCACCTTACCGATATTGGTTTTCTTGAGCGTTCCTTGTAAATCTTTAAAATCGTTGCTCAATTTTAGAATTGGGTCATTCTTACCGCTGATTTTCTTTGAAAAAGAATCAAGCGTTCTAAACGCAGAATCCAAAGTCTTCAGTGGTTTAGCTAAACCGCCCCATGTCTTGGTAGCCGTTTTCACTTCGCCATTCATTTTTTTGAGTTCTTTGCTGGGATTATTGTCCTTAAGTTGCTTGGTTAAGCTCTTAAATTTTTTACCTAGGTCGTCTTTATCCATCTCTTTGGCCAATCCCTTAATACCGGACGTTAGCGGTTTGAATGGGTCGCCTTTAGAATATTGCTTCAAGAATTTGGTAAGTGAATTAAATGCCGTGCCAACTGTTTTGACTGGCTTAGCAAAGCTCTTCCACTTTTTGGTGTCCTTATCGACAGAATTAGTCAACGAATGTAATTGGTCTTTAACCTTGCTATCCTTAATCTGACTACCTAATGACTTTAGCCGGCTACCGATTTTCTGATTTTTAAGCGTCTTATCCAATTTAGGTAAGTCACGATTCAATGCATCAAACGCATCATTTTTGTTCATTGATTTAGAGAATGATGCCAAAGTCTTAAATGCACTACCAACTGACTTGATTGGTTTAGAGATTGTGCTCCAACCACCCGCCGCACTTTTAATGTTGTGACTAATTTTTGATAGCTTTTCTGATGGATCATTCGACTTCAAAGTTGAATTCAAACTCTTAATAGCGCCCTTGTAGTTCTTAATGGCTGAAACCATTTTTTTGACGTTACTAATATCAGTCTTGCTGACATGGGTCGTAGCAACTGATTTAATAGCTTCTTTGGTTGTGGTGGACGATTTAGATCCACTTGATTTTTTAGAGCCAGATTCTTTCTTAAGCGTGTCGTTTTTACCAGTAATGTCATTCCAGACATCAGTAAATCCACTTTTAAGATTCTTCCAAGCGTCCTTTGCATCAGAAGTCAAATCCTTCTTCAGTTTTCCAAAGCGTCCCATAACGCCATCTTTAATGACATCACCAATACCCTTAGCACCAATCTCTGCGTTTTTTCCCAACAATTTCATTAAATCAAAACTGGCCTTAAGCTTACTAGTCGCGACCTTAAGTGGAATTGTTAACACAGGATGCTTCTTTTCGAGACTGGCAATTGCATTATTCCAATTATGTTCGGCTTCGTGAATTGAGAACCCAACCTTGCCCATAATTGTTTTTGGCTTATGTCCTTGTGTATAGTCATTCCAACCATCAACCATCTTCTTAGCTGCTTTACCACCAGCCTTACCGACCGAACTACCAAGTAGCGAACCAATCATTGCACCAAGGGGACCGCCTAGCATCATACCTACGCCGCCACCAATTAAAGTTCCAATTCCTTTGCCGACACTTTGATATTTTTCGTTGCGATTCTTAGACATCAGGCCCTTAGCAATATCGAATCCAGCTAACGCAATTCCCAATCCCGCTACTAATTTTCCACCAATTGATAAACCGGCAGTTCTGGCTTCACCTGCGGCTGTTGCTGTGACGTCCTTGCTGAATAAATTCTTCAAGAATCCGCCCTTAAATCCGCCTTTAAGCTTGCCCGCCCATGACAATAGATCACTGAAAATACCAGTCGTTTTTCCTTCAACATCCCCTAAACCACCGAGGATTTTAGCACTTCGGTAGACGCTATCAATAGCTTTACCGATGCCTCCAATCCCACTGGCAATTCCAAAGAACTTAGACGCTACCCAGTAGATTCCCCACATCTTACCGATTGTTTCAATGGCATCTTTATGACTTGCAATCGACTTGAGTGAATCAGCTACACTATGCATGGCATCACCATCACTAGCCTTATGACCAGTTAATAAATTGAATCCGCCGGCAATTGCTTTAATTGTGCCAGCAGCACCTTTCCAGACACCACTACCTAGTGATTTAGCAATCGAGGCAATACTCCCCGCTGAGGTTTTAATGTCTTTGGCGTGATCACCCACCCAGTTAAATGTTGCTCGCATCCCATCACTGAATTTCTCAACACCTTTGTCCAGATAGTCATCTAAATAACCATGCATATTGAAGGCATCTTTGATGGAACCAGTCATATATTCCATGCTTTTTGAGAGCTTAACACTCTCCTGTTTAAATAACTTTTCAGTATCTGAGTCACTGAACCAACCGGCCAATCCCTTCATAATCGGATTAACTTCTTTGTCCAGGAATGGCGCCGTTATATCACCTAATAATCTTGGCACTGCACCTTTCATCGTGCGGACTAATCCATCGAAGGTCTGGCTAAATGTAACTGAAGCATTAGAATACTTCTTCTGCATGTTCAGTAATACCGTATCCATTGTGGCACTAGAAATCTTACCAGCGGACATCATGTCGTTCAGTTGACTCATAGTCATATTATGATGACCAGTTTGGGCTCGTTCCGTATCAAGCAGTTCGGTACGAATCTTAGGAAAAACATTGACAAAGGACATCATGTCCATAGCCTGTACCTTACCATTAGCCTGCATCTGACCCCATTGAGTCGCAAAACCCTTAACGGCATCATCCGTTTGACCAAAGGCATCTTGCAAGGTCAGCATAGCTGTGGTTAATTCTTTGGTTTTGCCAGCGCTGTTGGTAACTGAATACATTTTTGCGTTTAAATCTTGCACCATATCAACGCTATTGTTGGCTGCTGCGGCCATTTTAAGCGTCATATCAGTCATCTTTTGGCCTTCGCTGGCCGAACCCGTCAAAGTCTTCCACGTTGCTTGCAGCGTCTGTAGCTCACGATCATAATTAAGTGCTGCGGCGCCGGCGGCTTTAATTCCGTTAGCCATTAAACTAAGACCGCTGCTAACCGCATTGCCGGCTAACGTACCGAGAAACGATCCAGCAAAAACACCTTTTAACCGTTGTCCACGCTCTTTGAGATCACTTAATTGCTCTTTAGCATTCTTCATACGGCCACTGAACTCTTTCAGATCAGCGATGATGCGCACAGACACCGGCTTTTTCACCTTACGCTTTTCGTCTTCGACCTTCCTGGCTTTTTCGTCAAGGTCCTTGCTATCGCCTTTAAGCTTGGTGGTAGTGGGTTTGGATACTTTTTTCTTTTTGGATTCAGTCTGATTCAATTTTTCATCAGCCTGGGAAGTATCGGCGTCCACCTTAACTTCGGCTTTTTTATCAACGGTCTCTTGGACTTTATCGCCGAATTTATCTACGTTGTCCTTGGCCTTATTGACATTATCAGCAACCGCCTTTTCAAGCTCATCACCGGCATTGTGGCCAATACCTGACAGGAGTGCATTAATATGTGAGACGTCACTCTCAATTTGTTGTTTATTGCCGATTAAGACATCAATATCAACGACACCATCAGCCATACTAATCACACTCCTTTCATCGTTGGCCTTTCGCTTGGTCCATTAACATCCCAAAAATATTGCTCATTGCATCGTCTACTTGGCTTACTGATTTTTCTAAGGCGTAATACTGCTGCGCTTGTACTGCATCGGCTAAATCCTGACCTTCCAACTTAGATGTATCCATCTGACGAATACTGACGATCCGTTGCAACGGAGACTTCGCCGAAAGATTATTAAATAGCGCAATAAACTTTTCCCAGCGCAATTTGCCCTGCTGCTCAATCAAATCGATATTGTAATCAAAAATAAAAGACGCATAGATTGCTTCTGCGTCTTGATCAAAGCTATACAGTTTAGGTATGTCGGTGCCGTTGTTACCTGTGTCTGACGGATCATCGTCATCTAAATAGGCGTCATGCGCCACGTACTGGCTAATACCATCAACTGCTTTAATGGCAGTATCCCAATCAGTATCAGTATTAAATGCTAATGCACCATCTCCAATGAAAATCAGCCAACTAGCTCGTACTTTGTCCAAATTGTCCAGGTCATCATTGCCGGCCATCGTGTACCAGCGCAGCACATTGTCAAATGACAAATCAATCTCAAACTCGCCGGCGTCAGTCTGCCACGTATGGTGTAATGGCTCCGACAGCGACAGCATAACTATTTACCTCGTTTGGCGTTGTGATTGCTGTAATGAGCTACCTTAGCTTTAGAGACATCCACCTTGTCCAAATAGTCAGCGACTTTCCGGAAAACAGTTGTAACGGCCCGTGTAGATCCGTTATAGAACTTATAAATCTCAGCACCACTGCCCTGACCGAAGTTTTTATCGAAAAAGTTAGTAACGATTGTGTGCAATTCATCATATTTGTTCTTAAGGTACGCAGCCTGCTGATCAACGGGTTCCTTGTCCAGCTCTTTCATTTCTTTGTCAGTAATACCATCAATAATCTTAGTAACACGTAATTCCACTTTAGATAATTCAATTGCTTCGATGTCAGAGAATGTCATTGCTCGTTCCTTGCCGGCAATCCGAAATTTGTACTTTGTTTGGATTTGTTTATCAATATCAATTACTGCATTAATTGCTGTCATTGTGCGTTCCTCCTAATGGCCGCCCCGCTTGGGTACTGTGTCTTTCTTAGGCGACTTGATTGTACCTATTGGGCTGTAATCACGGCTCCACTGTCATTCGCTGCTGGGGTTACACCAGTCGGATTAGATGGGGCCGTTACTTGGGGTTTGCTGCATCACTCCCGGCGCCAGAACCATCGCCAAGACCAGCAGTTTGCTGACCACTGATAATGCCGTTAACACCAGTACCATCGTCATTGTTAGTCCCGCCAGTCGTTAATACTGGGAATCCGTTAAAGGACAACGTGAACGAGAATGTTTGACGAGCATTGGCATTACCACCGAATGGCACGATAGCCGTTAATGTGACGTTGCTGGTGATTACGTTACCAGATTGATCTGTCCAACGAACTAGTGTACGTAACGAGTCACCAATAGCCAAGAAACGTGCTGCAACATAGTCTTGAGCTGGATCCCCAACTACACGTTGACCAGTAATCGCAAACGTTGCCCGTTTACCAGTGGCATCCGTTGTACTAAAGCCTTTGTCTACCCAAAATGATTGCGTATCATCGGTTTCGTTGCTGGCTGGTGTAATGGACAAAATACCCTCACCAATTGCAGCCCATTCGGCCGCTTCAACATCGGCTTTAGGATCCTGGCCACCATTTGTATCAAGTTCGAATTTATTGACCCAGTTTTCTGGGCGTGTCAATTTAGACGCCATTATGATTCCTTCTTTCTGTTGTTAACTACTACATCACAACAAAAGTCGAGCATATACACGGTATAACCTTGGTCATCTTGTTCGCTGACGCTGGGTAATCCGGTTTGCTCGACTTTTTCGAATAAAAAGCTTTGATCGGCACTAATAACATTATCCAGTTGATCCAGATAATTCGAGATCTGCCACATACAAGTGTTCGCTAGTGCTTGATTTTCGGTGCGGATTGCAATTTCATAATTAATTCGAC